GCGTCGGCACCGCATCAGTACCTCAACCCAGCACCATCCACAGCGTGTTGCCATGTGGTACACCTGGGGCGATCTGGGATTTACTGGCGTGAAGACAACGTGCGGGAATAAATACTGCTGCAATCCACTGCATCTCATTCCTCAAAACGTAGGTGTGTTTGTCGACCATGACAGCTATACCGAAAGCTTTGAGTTGGCCTGTGAGCTTCATACCCTTAAGCAGGAAGTCCAGGAGTACATCCTCGAACGTGCTATGCAACTGCAGGACAAGGAGGAAATTACAGAGGAGATGATCCTGGAGCGTTCTGACCTTCTGTTTAATCCAGAGATTCAGTATGAAGAGCGCTTTGCGGCTGTCATCACCGACATGTTTGAAGGTCGTAATGCATCACAATTTAAGCCCGACATCCCAGGCAGCTTAGATAAACCAACGCACAACGATGATGACGACCTTGAGCCTCAAGAATATTACTAAATCCCACATTTTGATTAAGTTTTAACTAGTGTGATATAAGAGTCAGTTCTTATATGTCAAGACGCATTGATCTTCTGCGACAACTAATCCGATCCGACAAGTTCGGGCAGGAGAAGGAAAATGAACAGAAGTTCATGATGGCGACTGCTGAGCTGATCCTGACTGATCTAATCAATACTGCTATCAACGGCGTTGAACAAAAAGGTGCAGGATCGCTAATCATCAATCTCTTGAATGGCTCATCGACCTTTATGTCTGGTCACGATGTCGAAGCTGATATCGCAACTGCAGAAAGGGAAGAGGACGAAGACGTGCTCACAATGCTACGTGGTTTGATTGAGCAGATTGACGGGAATGACTGGTCTAAAAACGTCCTAATAACATTGATTTCAGATGCAGGAACAAGAACATTTGCTGTCGAAGCAGGAGGGAGCCAAGAGAGCCTCATTGCGCTCGCAGAAGAATTTAAAGGATAAGCTCGAATCCCAGGGCCTCAAACTCCCGCTTTATCCAACACCTCAAATTATTGAGCGTGCAAGGAAGGTGATGGGAGATATTTCCTATGACCCGACGAGCGACCCTATCCAGCAGGTTCTTGTCGATGCGACCTCCGTTCCCAGCATCGAGGTGAACCCTCTGCAGGAGACGTGGCATGGAAATGTCTGGGTTTCCCCTAAGGGTGCTGTACGTAATAACCGGATCTGGTTGTCCAAGACGGTCAATGAGTACAGGCAAGGGCACATCTCATCGTTTGTGTTCTTCAGCAGCGCGTCTGAATTGCTGCGTGCATCACCCGTCATCTGGGATTACCAAGTCTGTATTCCCTACAAGCGGGTCAAGCAGCTGCGGGCCACCCCCACTGGCTTCGAGTCTGTCTGCCCGAGCACCTGGAACTTCATCGTCTACGGACCACCTATGGAAGGAGTGATCTCAGACGTTGATAAGTACAGCTTATTTGAGTCGACATTCCGCGATATCGGTCGCGTCATCCTCAACGAGCATGCAGGCAGCAGCTGGCATAAGGACTTGGAGCATTATGAAGACTGCAAGGGGCAGGTTTGATGCGGCGTTCAGATCCTGAACAGTTCATTGATCTGCCTTCAGGACAGAGCGTCCACCCCTGTCGACTGATTCACAGGGACGGCACTCTGATGTGGAAGGACGCACTTCACTGGAGCAGAGAGGGGCGAATCATTCCAACGTGCATGGCCCATGAAGCCCACATCATTAAGACAGCGCAGCGTCTGGAGGAGCTGCACTGCTGGGTCAACACCGACATGGAACTCTGGGAGGGATTCGTAATCCAATCTTGGTATCGCCCTAAACACAAGCTACTGGCTGACGGTATATCTGTGTTCTTCACGCACCGGACAATGGATACCAGCGCTCTTCTGGACGCCTTAACACCTCACGTCTTTGAACACGAGGTAGTGGAACAGTACGATGAAGTTCTGCGCTTTAAACGTTGTTAAGGTGCTCGACCAGCCGGTTCAAATACCATTGCGCCTTCTGAGCATCCTGCCTAGCATTTGATTTCAACCAAAGTCGCAGCATATATTTGAGAACTTGGCTCTGAAGCACTGCAGCCACTGGGTCCTCACAGCTTTTGACAGCATCCTCGATGACGTCAATGGCCTCTGTCTTCCCACTGGTGTAGTGCTCTGGACTATTCACCATATCCTTATTACGCTCTTCCCAGCGTCTGTTCTGCAGTTGAAAGACGTCATAGTCGACTTCCATTTCCTCAGGAAGGATGTCGCACCTAACGCGCCCAAGCTCGTTGACATTAGCAATTAAATCTTCGTATTGCATAATCACACATAGCTAGATCTTTTCCTAATATAAGTAGGAAGAAGTTGATATGTGAGACATGCCTGCACCTCCTGCTGGAGACCCTACGTACATCAAGAATCGTGACCAGTACTTCATGTCACTGGCCTTAACAGTTGCCACAGGTTCGACACACCCAACGATTCCAGGTGGTTGCATCCTTGTCAGGGACAGGGAAATCATCGGAGACGGTCGAAGCATTCTGTGTGCATGCAAAGTCGAAGTCGATGCGCTGACCTACGCGATCGGAACTTGTGCTAAACGTGGTACACCGACCGCTGGCGCTGTCGTTTACAGCACGAGATATCCGTTCTCCCCATCAGTGTTTCAGTGCTACCTGATGGGTATCAAGAAGATCGTAGTCCTAGCCCACGACTGGGAGCCTTACTACAAGGACGAGTTCCGACGTACGGCACGACTGGCCCGTGAGCTCTGTATCGCTATTGAACCCCTTTTTGAAGACCAGGATGACCGCCTCTCTCACAAGAGCTACAACCGAACGCCTTTCGAGCTTGATGAGTTCGATCCGAAGACAGCAGACGATGTCCCGGAAGATGAAAAGCGTTCTCTTTGACATCGAAGCGACGGGCCTCCTCCGTCGTCAGTCCAAGATGCACTGCCTTGTGCTCCGGGACCTGGACGAGCCAGACGCAGTCTCTGTCTACGACAACCGTCCGGGCAAGCCCATCCTTGCTGGCGTCGAGGAGCTCAAGCAGGCTGACATCCTTGTCGGCCACAACATCTCCGGCTACGACATCCCCCTGCTCAAGGAGATCTACCCAGACTTCAAGGCCAATGGACAGGTGCTGGACACCCTGGTGCTGTCACGCATCTTCTACCCCAAGCCTGTGCTGATGGAGAAGGACTACAAGATTCAGCATGCCGGGATGCCGATCCGCATGTACGGATCCCATTCTCTGGCCGCTTGGGGCTACAGGCTCAAGTGCTACAAGGGCGAGTTCGGCAAGCAACCCGAGAACTTCAAGGTCTATACCCCTGAGATGCTCGACTACTGCATCCAAGACACTCTCGTTAATCAAAAGCTCTGGGAAACCCTGAAACGGAGGATCGATGAATATTCCTGATTACATCAAGCTTGAAATGCGGATGGCTGACCTGATGGCTCAGCAGGAAGCATCTGGATTCCGCTTTGACATGGTGGCCGCAGAGAACGTGCGGGCAGAGCTGAGTGCGGAATTCGAAGAGCTGAGCACCAAGATCAGAAAGTCGTTTCCGTACTACCCCGGTAAGCGGTTCACACCAAAGCGCAATGACACCAAGAGCGGCTACCGCTCTGGTGCTCCCATGACCAAGCTGCTTGAGTTCAACCCCACAAGCAGGCAGCACATTGCCTGGGCCTTGACCACCTTCCGTGGAGCGCGGTTCGTCAAGACCACTGATAGCGGTAAGCCCCAGGTCGATGAGACCGTGCTTTCAGAGATTGCACAGATCGCCCTATCGGAAGACAACCAACGCCTCCATGACGAATGTGAGCTGTTCATCCGGCTGCTGAGCTTGCAGAAATGGCTAGGCCAACTCAGCGAGGGCAACAACAGCTGGTTCAACACGATCGAGGCAGACGGTTGCATCCATCATTCGTGCACGCTTGATACCGTCAGCGGCCGTCAAACCCATAAGGGTCCAAACCTCGGACAGGTAAATTCTGCTCCTTGGGCACGAACACTATTTGTACCTCACCAGGGCATGAAGATGTGTGGATCTGACTTGAAAGGCATCGAGGCACGCGCATTAGCGCACTATCTTGGCGCTTACGACCAAGGCGCATATGCGAAAGCTGTCCTTGAAGGTGACGTGCATCAGCGAAATATTGATCGCATGGGAGGCAACATCGAAAGAGCACAAATCAAGAGGCTCCTATATGCATTTATCTATGGGTCGGGCGATGCCAAGTTGGGATTGATCTTCAATCCAACTGCATCGGAGGCAGCCAAAGCTGCTATCGGTAGTGACATTCGTCGCAAATTTCTAGATGCGATTCCCGGTCTGGAGATGCTCTCCAATACCGTCAAGCAGCGGATCAGAGAACGCAAACGCCTTAAGGCTATTGATGGTAGGCCAATCTTCTGTGACGCTGAATACCGGGGACTGAACTACCTTCTTCAGTCGTTTGGTGCCTGTGTAGCAAAAATGTGGTGTGTCATTGCACAGGACATGATTGACGAAGCAGGATATGTATACGGGATTGACTACACCCGCTGTGCTTTTGTCCATGATGAGCAGCAGTTCAGCGTTGTTCCATCTGAAGCTGACAACTTCTGCGAAATCCTTAAGACAGCAGCATTGAAAGCTGGAGAACACTTCAAGTTACGAATTCCCATTGAAGCAGACTGCAAGGTCGGCGACTCATGGAAAGAAACCCACTAATACTACAATGGATTTAAGACAACTTGCAAAAGAATCATCAGACCTGCTTACCGAATTGGACTACAAACTTTGGGATGCAGCACGAGCAGGTGATCGTGAATTACATGATCGACTGGAACGTATCTGGGAGTTGGCTTTAAAACGACATACACGAAGGCACAATGCTTATAAGGAGGCCAGGGGAGGCATTAGTTAACCTCTTCAAAGGTAGTCAAATTCCTCGCAGTGAACTTGTAGGTAAGTTTAGTGTGCCCAGGGATACGATGGTTATTAATCCAATCTTGGCTGCCAGTGAACTAGGAAGCGATGCTGCCTTGATCAATGCAGTCAAGGAGGCAGTTGCTCTCGACGTTCTACGTAGTAACGCACCAGTCGATAAGCAGGCATACCAGATCCAGCAACTTCTATATCAGCTTGGAGTTAGGGCGAATCTAGTTGGCCCAATGAGGCCTACGTTGCGGGTAGACGTAGCTCCAGATGCACAATACAAGCGGCAGTTGCGCCATCCAAAGTACGGTCAACCGGGACAGTGGGACAAGCCTACAGACGTTGAATTTATCAACCTGACAAACACCCCAATGATGGATTGGGATATTGCAGGGCCTTCACATCCTTACATTGAATCGCATGTGAAGTCGCTCGGTGAACTGGAGGACCGACTTCAGTCATATGTACAGCAATATCCAGATTCAAACCTCCGGATCTATCAAACGCCGGGTGGATTCCGTGCTTTTGAACTGGGAGAGACCATGACACCGGGCCAATTCCAAAACAGAGCTGAGCTGCTGGAAGTTGATCCTGACTATGTCAGATCAACCATGAGTCCATTTGATAAAACTCTCAAGCCCGGCTTCCCGAGCAGAATCTCACACAAGCCGAGAGAAGGCGACTTTGTTGCACAACCAATCGCACAATTTGGCAGCGCTAGCTTGGATCCAAGAAGTAAGCGTCTAGTCAGTGTTCTTCATGATCGTCCAATCAGACAAGCGTATCTAGGTGAAAGCGGAGTGAATCCAGATGCCATGGCATTACTCCAGGATCACATGAAGACAGCATCTAGATCCTTCCAACAACAACTAACGGATAGATTTAAGCTCTAAAGTTAAATACTAATCACTTAGAATAAAGCAGTTAAGTGATATTAGATAATGAAAAAGCTGCTTTTGGGGATACTTTCTGCTGCCGCATTATTTCCAGCTCCAGTATTAAGTCATCACTACACTCCATACACCGTGTCAGCCCTGGGCTGCATGAAACTTGGTGACTGCAAAGATGGTGTTTATAAGGTAACGAAAGCGGATGACTTAGATAAATTTGGTGATCTGTACTTGAGCCAAGCGGAACGAGCAGAAGCGGAGGGACTTATTAAAGTACTTGAGGACCTCAATGTTGATGTCTATATTTCCGAGCCTCAATATTTTCCAACGAGTATGGTTGCAGTTTACTATACCGATATCAATACGATCTTCTTAAATGGAGATCGCAGCAGGATCCCTACAACCATTCTTGAAAGTTTACGCCACGAGGGATGGCACACAGTTCAAGACTGCATGGCTGGATCGATTGAGAACACCTTCATGGCAGTCATCTTCACTGATGAGGAGATCCCTAATAAATACAAGATGATTGCTCAATATAGATACGGTCGGTCCCCCATGACTGCAAGGGCGGTTCCTTGGGAGAAAGGGGCAATCTACGCAGGGGCCACACCAAACCTGACATTAGACACCCTGAAGACATGCAAAGAAGGTCCGCTGTGGGAAAGCATTAAACCAACACCATTGACGATGAAGTGGCTGATTAAGGAGGGATATATTAAGTAAACACTGTCTGACAATATTGAGTAGTATTTGCTACACTTTAGATAAGTGCGTTGATCCCGGAATGGGACGCAAGTAAGCCTTAGGGCTGAAGCAACGGAACAGATTCCTTCGCTTTAATCCAATGACCAACATCGAAGTTCGTGCCATCGAGAAGGCACGTGAAGAACTCAAGCGTGCTCAGAAAGAGTACAAAATGGCTCAGCTCCGTGATACCAGCTATCGCGGCGTTGCAACTGTCATCACTAAAGAAGAGCCCCAGGACGTACACGGTAACTTCGTGTATCGCGGCATTTCCTATGTGAAGTAGTTACAATATTGGTGATAGCAACTTAACAATATGTCTAAGAAAATTCTGTTCTTTGTCATCACGTTCTATACCTGTCTAACGACATACGCAGCATTCGCCCATACAGATGGTGGACTGCCCCACACCCATACAGGAGACGACTATGAACAGATCCAAGCATCACCAGAAACTACTGAATCTCAATCAGAAGGCTGAGCACTGCACCAGCAGGGAAGAAGCCCTTAAGATCCTCAAAAAGGCGTCAAAAATTTCCCGGCGTCTAGATATCGAAAGGGTCTTCCCTCGTTAGACACCACGTAAGGCTTCGGCGCGTCGTTCTTCCTCACCGACCTGCCGGAGTCTTGCTTGTTGTATGCCTATACCAGTGCTGAAGCCGCCAGTACCTGGGCGCTGGTCGGTAGAACGCTGCTCAGTGTTTCGCGCCTGGGCCATCTGGCCTCGATAAGCCATTGCGCGTCTAGCAGCAGAAACTCTGTCACCGCCCTTGTACTGAGCGTTGTCCTCGTCCGTTAAGCGACGGCGGTCAATTGGTGCGTTGCGTAGATTGACTGCCATTAACGTATATCTTCTTATCCTTATTATATAATTCAGGCGGCAACTCCTGTGCCGCTTTGAAACATACAACCCAATCTGCGTCCTCGCTCAGTAGCTCTTTGGGCAAACTGTCTTGCAGGTTGTTAATCGCAGCAATATGGTGTGACAACTCTGGATTAAATTCTTGAAAGAAGAACAGCAGATCCATTAGTCGTCATAGGTAAACAGCATAAAAATGGCGAACCATACTCCGATTAGGAGCATGAGCACCATGATATTGACGCTCCAGACTGCTTCACTCACATCCCTAACTGCTCCTGAATACGGCGTGTTGCATTCGCCAGTGGCATCATGATCTTCATTGAGTTCTCTACGACCTTCGTGTCCATGTCGTCAAGCCGCTGATCGATCAAGTTGATCCTTTCTTCAAGCTGCTTTGTACGCTGCTGTACATGCATCGCTGAGAACTTTGCACCAAGCAACAGAGCTAATACTGGACCGATGATGTATTCCATAATTATCTTCTAGCCAATATTAGTTTAGCTAGAAAGACATCATATTGTCGTCCTCCAGGTCTTCATCCTCAAATCCGGTGTCATCGATGCTGGTGGGCATCGTGTCCTCCTCTTCAGTCAACTGCAGCAGATGACAGAAGGTTTCTTCAGAGATGATGTCAGGCAGGAAGCCGTTCTCAGCAACCTCGTCGATGCGGAACAGGATTCCATTGCTCTGCAGGGTTTCCTGGATCCCGTTCTTCATCTCGAACTTGCCACGCAGGATACGTAGGGTCAGCTTCTCTAGCGACGGTCTCGAAATCCTAGAGATTTCGTAGCGAGCCCTAGCTAGTGCAAAGCGCTGGTGGAGTGATAGTGTCATCGTTTATATCCTCGGTTGTAGAGTCTTCAACCCATTGCTCTAATACTAATGCATCCTCGTTAATTTCTTCGATATCACGATGGCCGTTTCTAATCCATTCTTCGATTAGGTCCTCGGCTACTTTGCTGTAAAAATCTTGTCGTCTAAACCATGTCCTCCAGCACGGCTCAGAGCCTTTATCATGGTTACAGGACGTACATGCAGGAAGTAAATTGCTTCTAAGTGAAGACCCGCCACAGCTAGAGGGCTTAATGTGATCTACTGTGTCGGCTCTACGTTCTCTGCAATATGCACATAAGCCCCCGAATGCGTATCGAACTGCATGTCTAAATTGTCTTCGAGCGGATGCTTTGGACAATGAACAAAGGTTGAACATGAGTTCACCCCAGTCTTCCGCATAAGCCATATTCAGTGTTGTTTCCAACTGCCTTAATCTTAGGTATGGCATGAGTCATTATTTCCTGCTAGGATTGCTCCGGAGTGACTGTATATATGCAAACACCTGTCGATATCCGGATTGACCGCCTCACTGCCGAGATCTCAGAGCTACGTCACGAGATCCGACAACTTCTCAAATCAACGCCCAAGCCTGGAATTAGGTGGGTTAGCACCTCTCAACTTGCACAAGAACTAAGTCTTACTAGTAGGACTATTTCTGCTTGGCTAGCTGCTGGCAGGTTCCCTAGCAGTGTCTACAAGAAGAAACGTCGGGGTACAGGCCATGTGTATCTCCTGGACCGTGAACCCGCTCTTAAGGCTGCTGAGCGGATCATGACGACCTAGGATGGCGACGGAGAGATGGCAGAGTGGTCGATTGCGGCGGTCTTGAAAACCGCTGAGCTGAAAGGCTCCAGGGGTTCGAATCCCCTTCTCTCCGCTAGCTATTCAAGAGATCCGCTGCGAACTGCTCGACCTGGTCCTGTTGTATCCAATGGTGGTAGATATTTGAATGCACGTTCAAGGAGTGGCCCATCATCTTTGCCGCGAGAGGTGCGTTTCCCTTCAGTCGCTTGATGGAGTGGATTGCCCAGCTATGCCTGAGGTCGTACAAATCGTGATCAGGATAAAACTTTTGAAACCATAATCGTAGTTGTGCAGTATAACTCTTGCAAATATTCTGATCATAACTTTTACTATTGAATGTATAAGGCAGTTTCGGTTTGTCTAAGATCTCAAATTCTTCGAACCACTTTGCGTGCAGCGAGAGACTTGACCGCACTGGTCTGGTACTAGTTTTAAGGGTGACAATTTCTGCGGATTGACCTGAACCTTTGGGAGTAACAGAAAAGGTCTCAGATGGTCGACATCCGTATAGGGCAGCTGCTGTGATGCACCATCCTTGCCAGCAAACAGCATCGCTTCGCATGGCCTTCTGCCACCTGACCATATTTAATACGTCGTAAAGCTCCTCAACTGTGAATGGATTTTTCTCCCTTACTGGCTCTGCTTTGACGCGATACTTATCGATGGCTTCATAATTATCTAACCTGTTTAACTTGGCAACTCGCTTATAAACCTTACATGCTTCCAACCGTGAGCGTGATCCTACACGATGCTTTTCAATTACCTCGATCATAACGTCAAGGGTTATGTTCTCCTCAGGTAACTTGTACAACTCATTCAATAACCGTTTGAAGCTATTGATGTTTGAACTGTTTCCTGGTTTATTTCTGTAAAAATCTTTTTCCAATGACTCAATCGCCTGCTCCCTAGATAAGGGGCGACCGTCTTGCATCTCTGGTAGCTCCCAGGAGAGCGGACGTTTAACCGTGCCGTCTTTGCAGAGCATTGACCAGATCTCACGGATCCGACCCTTGGCGTAGCCGAGTTCATTGATCGACGCAGAGATCCCAAGCGGTATCCGCTGTTGCTTCCGTGCGCCGCCATTCACTGAGCAAGTGCCTCTCCAGAACACTGCCTGCCTGACCTGTTCTACTTGTCCCTTGATGCCCTCGGCCCTGAGCTCAGAGCGCAATTCTTCGAGTACCCTTGCTACGACAGCCATCTGCGTTGACTAATCTTCCCAAGCTTAGCAAGAGCGTTGACTAGTGTTGACTAAAATTTCTCCGGAAATCCCCGGAAGCGTCCGGAGTTATTGAGAAATCGATGAAGCTCTATCAGCTGAAAACCCCTGCCACTACTGAGCTTTTCAAGCAGTGACAGGGGTTTCGCTTATTGAGAGGGATCTGGGCAATTAGTCTTTCAAGACCAGAGTAGTACTAGTCGTAGACTGAGATCTGGGCGAAGTCAGGAAGCTGTGTGACTAAAAGTGACTAGATTTTCTTATCGGTCTTCTGGTCCTTCGAGGCCATCAGCCGCTCGATGTCATCCTTGCTGATTGACTTCTTGTTGTTAGCTGTCTGGAGCCCGAAACTCGCAAGGGCAGTTGTAAAACAGCCCGCAATAAAAGTATTGTCGAACTTCTGTTCAGGAATTCCCCAGGATGAGGGGAGTTGGATATACGCCAGAGTCAATATACAGCCACTCCAGCACAAGACTCCCAATCGTACAAAGACTGAGAGTATCTCTAATCTGCCATCATTGTCCTGCTCTTTGTTGTCCATGGGAATCATTTAGAATGGTGGTGAAGTCTTTGCGCTGCATAAATGAAGCACTTACTTCTATTATTACTGCTTACATCGCCAGCACTTGCACAGTCAGCTGGACCTAATTTCACAACTGGTTCAATGACTCAAACGGTTACCGCGACACAATCAGTGTCGGAAACGGTAGCAATCGAAAGATTTGGAGGAAGCGTTTCCACATGGCGTGGTGACAACGTACGTGCGGTAGATACAAACGATGCTGAAATTAGCATCAATATAGAGTCAGTAGAATTTGAGATAGTTGATACCTCATTACCATGGCAATTAGAGATAATTTCACGCGATGCTGGAATCGTGGAGACAGAAGATATCACTCGCACAATCGACACGGATACAACAACAGTTACAATGTCGGTGTTTGCACAATAGTACTTGCGTCATTAATTGGATTAGGACAAACACCACCTGCAATTGCAGATGAGGGAGTGTCCGTAAGTGCACAGCCACGCACATCGGTAACTGGCTCAGTGGCCAATCAGGCGGTGCAAATCAATCAAGGTTCACTAAGTACACAATCATTTGCAAGAGGACATTTCTGCAACGGTCCTGTAATAAGTATTGCTCCGTACTACCTACACACTGAAAGTGAGACGAGTAGCTCATCACTGTCTCGAAACTTTGGCGGACAGATCAGTCTTTCCATGCCCCTGGACGGAGGGACTGTAGAAACCTGTAAGGCACTGGCACGCAAGCAGCTGCAGAAACAGACCCTCGACTACGAGCTCGTCAGGATCCGTGAATGCATTTCAATCATGGAACGCGGGTTCATGATCCGGCACGAGAGCCCGTTCAGTATTTTGTGTAATGACGTCGTCCCGATTCCTTTAGCTTCTGCCGAGCCCACGAAAGTGGAGGCTCCTTCCCCCGTGCAGCTGCCAGTTTCTTCAGAAGGGTTTTGATGACAGGTTTAGCTGCAGAGACCACTCGCTTGAACATCGCTTGAGCAGCAAGCGTGGCACCGACTGAAGCGACACTCGCAACTCCAGCTGTACCAATGGCAGTGGTCAATATCTCTGCGGATGGCAGCGGTACAACCAGATCAGTTCCAGGCACCTCGAATTGCTGGATCTGACTAGGAACAGCGGGTAACTCTGGGATGGTCGGAGTCGGAGTCGGAGCTACCTGACGAGCCGCTTCAGCCTCCTCAGCCTGTTGCTTCTGCTTGGCCTTTGATTCGCGTATCGCCTTAACATCATCCTGCTTGATCGGAATCGGTTCCCACTTTGGATGTTTGTAACGTGGAAGTTCAAGCGTTGGAGTTGGGATATCAAAGCCTCTAGGAATTTCCAGAGGAGGGGGAATTGGGGTAACCACGTCATATATCTCACAATTTACTCTTCATGAATTGAACATTCACATAACATGCTAAACAATATGACTTTCAATTGTTGATAGTCTTCTTGCTGCTCAGGAGGACGAGCAGGTGAACCAGGCCAGTACTCCCAAGCATCACAGACTGCGTCGTAGAGAGTACGAATCGTTTTGGCATCGAATGTGGCGTTAATCATCAGCTGTTCTTGTGCGCTGCAGCCCTGGCCTTGGCCGCAGCCCTAGTGTTAGGCACGTGGGTATTGACCTTATTACCACTAGATCTGGTGGCATCACGCTTCTTCTTGTCTGTGGCATCACGCTCCTCCTTGGTGAGCTTGGCCCAGGCCGCCTTAGGCAGGTAGCGACCGGTCGACTTGGAATCACGTGCTTTATCGGCCATCAGTCCTTACCTTTCTCGTATTCGTCCTTAGTAGACCATTCCTCCTTTGACCATCTTGAGAGTTTGTTCTTGGAAGACTTCTTACCTTCGTATGTCCCTCCTGCGTCCTTGTAATACTTGACTGCAAGCTGCATAGCACGTGCAGAATGGCCGCCCATCTTCTTACGAGCACGGGCCTTAGCTTCAGCCCACTTCTTAGGATCTCGTTTCTTTGCAGTATCAGACATGCTATTTACTAATAATGTTCTTGTAGAAGTTTGCCTTCTTCTTCATTTTAGGAGACGCATCAGGATCTTTTAGAACTTGATTGGCATATTTCTTACGGCCCTCAGGTGTGTCTTCGA